ATATAGATGAATCTATATATGCTGGTTTGGGATAAAAAACTTGAGTAACTATAAGTGAGTTATTTGAACCTGCAGATGCAGGGACTGAAAATATTTTACCGTCTAATATATAATATGCTGGGTTAAATTTAGATCTAAACTTTAAACTTGCAGGATCTGCAGCAGAAGACCTGTCTTGAGAATCTATTAAAGTGCAAGACCTTAAAGTAGTCGCACTATCATGTTCTCTAACAATAGATACTGACTTTCCTTTAACTTCAATACCATTGTTATTACTATCAGTAGTTGTATTTGTAAACTTTAATGTTTCTGCAGGTGATATTTCTATTATTTTATTAATAACATCTATAACACCATCTTTTAAAAACTGAGTCAGTTCATTTTGAGTAGGTGTACTACTATCTGTAATTGTTAAACCTGTTAGTCCCTCGACTTGTTCTTCGAACGTTGCCATAATTTCCTTCCTCTCTAAGGGTATGACTACCCGTGAATGAGATTTTTAATTTAGCCATGTGCCCAGCTCAGGGAGGGGAAGCTCTCCAAGCCAGGCACAAGCTTTTTACTACATTTTTGAGATTATATCATCTACAGCAGCACTTGGTAGTACTACAACTCTAAAGGTAGCTGAGCCTAAATTTAATGCATCGCCAGAGTTATTTAACACTGTTACAGTAACTGTATTAGCTGCTGTAACCTGTGCTGTAACACCTAGGTCTATTATATCTAAGCTAGAACTACATCCTAGAATTACGTCACCTAAAGCTGCACCTGTGCAGGTAATGGTAAAAGCTTCTTCATCGCCATCAGCGATAGAGCTTAAATCATGAACTCCACTTGCAGCAAGTATTCTGCCATCGGGATGATTTGCAAACCAGTATTTAGCCATTGTAAACCTCCTTAAGATTTTTTGATGACTAAAACATTAGCAGTCGTAGATGCTAAATTAACACCAGCACCAGTATTATTACCTAATACTAAAGTTACTGTATCTGCAGCAGTTACGGCACCAGAAAGTGCTAAATCTGCTACGTCTACACCTAAGCTACATAGCACAAAATCACCTAATGCAGCTCCTGGTACAGTAACCTCTAATGCTTCTTCGTCACCATCCGCAATACTACCAGCATCCCAAGTTTTTGATGCTTGTAATACGTCATCGAATAATCCTAAGTTGTCACCAGCTTTATTTTGTCCGTACATTGGAATAGCCATAACTACCTCCTTAAGACCAGATAGCGTGGCATTCAGGCATTGACCATTCCATACCAGCTTCTGTTAAGATTAAGTCTACTCTTCTATCGACCCCAGAGTTCTCTAATGTTTGAACTCCTACGTAAACTGATGTGTCTCTATTAATACCATTACCAACTAATGGTCTATATGAACAATACTTTAAGTTAATACCAAGCATTTTAACTCCTGTACTGTCTAAGTGGATATTTCTAGCAACATTCATATCACCATATGGTGTTGAGAATGTAGTAACATCTATACCAAGAACTTTTTTCTTGCCAGTCATAGCAAAATCAGCTCTTAAATTAGATGAAATTTCTAGATTGTTTTTAAAGTATCCACCTATTTTGTGCATCCAGTTAAATACCGCAGTACTTACCATAAATACTGTAGCTGTACTATCATTATATCTAGGATCTAAAAGATTAGACATATCATCTAAGAAATCATCAGCAGTCTTAGTTGTTATATCTAAACTAAAAGTGTTACCATATTGTGTAATGTAGTCTACAGCACCTTGTGTGTATTGAATACCATTAGTACTATCTTCATATTGTCTTCCAAATAATAAAGATGTTTCAATATCATATTTGTGCTCAATCAACTTTTCTTTCCAAACTCTAGCCCACTCATTTGAGTCAAACTTTAATGATGTTGCTCTGGCTGTATTAGTCATAGCACATGAAGTTTTCCAAATTTGAGTTAAGCCGTAGTTTGTTGTGTATGGTTGATCTTTCCATGTTTCAGGATAACCTGAACCTTCAGCATGAGCTGAACCAACAACGTATGATCTCCAGTCTTCTAATCCAGGTGAAGAACCTTCGCCTGCTACTGAAATATTGTATGTTGAATCACCTGCAGCAGCAGCAGAATTAATCCCTGCTATTACATCATGACCAGCATCTTTAGGTTTAACAATTGTTACTTTAAGTATAACTGCTTCACCTTGACCGTGTGCTGTTGGAGGATTTGTTGCCTCATCTTGCAATATAACTTGCTCAACTCTACAAACTGAATAAGACGCAGTTTTTATAGCAGCTGACAAGCTAGCACTTGCATTACCAAAGTTAATTTTAACTAATTGGCCTGGCATGTAAAAAGCAGGCTGAGTGCCTTCTGAACCAACTTTAATTTCAGAATTTACATTACCATAGATGTTTTGAAGGTTTCCAGATTTTTTATAATCACCCATCATTTTTACATATGCAGTATTACCTGCAGATTCAAAAGTATCGAGCTGTGTATCTATATCTGTACCATCGAGTGTCTCCACCCATGTTGAGTTATCGTTACTAAATGCAACTGGATAAGCATATCTTTTATGATAAGAACCTCTTTTTTCAGACCATTTAAATGCAGGGTCATCAGTAGGTTTCTTAGCAACAGAACTTACGAATCTAAAGAACGGATCTTGAGCTAATGCAAGTTCTGAGACTCTATCACCAAAGTTAAACTTTCTTCTTAAATCACCCGTGTCCAGATTAGGACCTGAACCTGGGCCATTACCAGCTACATCTGATACTGTTAAGTCAGTTTGAGATCCACCACGAATCCCAACTTGAAATAAATCAGACATTGGACTGTCTCCTTAGTTTTGTTCTCTCTCAGCTGTATAATATACCTTCGAGTAGAACGATTAAGTTCGGTAAACAATCCTATAAAAGAATTTTTTATCCGAACAAGTTATCTACATCATTTTCAGAGCCAACCATCGCATCGAATATCGAATCATTCGGGTTTTTTTGAGATGTGCCCTGATTATTAGAGTCAGAAGCTGTTGTAGGAATATTACGTACATTCTTCATTTGATTTAACATAGCAGCTTTAGTGCTATTAGCAACATTAGCAGCAGCTTTATCTTTATTAAGAATATAATAAGCATCATCAAGAGTCATTCTTTTTTGAGAAGCAGCTTGTTTAAATTGATCAAACTGTTCATCCGTCATATTATAACGTTTTTTAAAATCATCTTGTTGTTTCTTAGCAAGCATTTGCTGTTGTACTGCATTAGCATTTTTTTTCTCCCTAGCCAAAACTTGATTAACTCTTTGTTGAACAACTGTATCAATATGTGCTTGTTGAACCTTTGCTGAATCCGAATTAGGATCAGTCATTGCTTCGTTTGCATCATATTCAAAGTCTTCACTAAGATTTAATTTTTCTTGTATTGACTTATTAGGAGCACCGCCACCTTTTAAATAGTTACGTACATGGTCTACTAAACCGCTGTCTCTTTTCATTGCTTCGAGAACTGGAACGAAAGGTTTCAAATCTTTCATAGCAGAGTTCATCTTGACTGCTTCTCTACTTGAATCCTTGTACCTTTTTTTATACGGGTTGTTCTCGTTTTCCCAGTCCACTATATCGGAGCCTTGTGATGTATTGTGGGTTACCTGTTCGGAGCCACCATCTCTTTGGGTTACCTCTGTGGTTTGTTTTAGATCTTCCCCATCTGTCACGATTCCATTTACGGAACCTTCTAGACTGTCGAAAAAATCTTCGGAGTCAAACAAGTTTTCTGCATTTGCAGATAACGCATTTGAGTTACCTTTTTTTTCTTCTGCCATTATCTTTCTCCTTTTTGTTAAAGAAATCTATTTGTAATCTAATCTTTTTTATCTTTAGGTTGCAAGTCTTTTATTAGCATATCTGCTTCCATCTTAATTCTTCGTTTTTGCAAGGTACCCTCATCCTTAACTGCTTTTTGTACAAGTTTTTGTTCTGCTTCAGTTTGTAGATATTGTTTCTTAGTATCGGTAGAAACTAAATGTTTTTGTTTATTTATTTCAACTTCTGCTTTATTAACTTTATCTTTTATACCTGCTTGTACTAATTGTCTTTCTAATGTTTCTATAGTACCAGTTGCTTTTTTAAGTTGCTCTTGCATACCAGCAACCTGACCTTGCATTTGTGATAGTTGACTTTTTCTATTAGCAATTTGTTCTTTGTTTTTAAGATCAGTTTCTGCTAATACTGCTATATCATCAATTACTCCAAATTGCAATAATTCTTTTAATTCTGCTAAATATGCCCATCTATTTATAGGCATTGTAGAACCAGCAATAATTCTAATATCAAATTTAGCAGCACTATAGTCTTTTAATTTTCCTATGGCTTCCCCTAGATTATTATATATTGGTACATTTATTTCTACTTCTCTTTGCTCTTGTAATGCACTAGGTTGAACAATTCTAAATACTTTGTGTGCAGTATAAACACTTTGTGTAAATTGTTTACAAACAATACCTAGTTGCTTTAACCCAGGCTCTAAACAGTTTGACATCCATTGTTTAATTCTTCTAGTACCATACTCATCCATAGCCAGCATGCCTCTATATGTTTCATGCTGTGCTCCAGTATCACCCATCATAGAAGAATATATACCTGCTAAGTACTCCATGTCACTTTTAGATGTTTGTACTATTTGAAAGAATGCATTATTTAGTGGTGCTGGTTGTACAGGCGTAGGAGGTGTAGATCCAGGTCTTATTGGCAATAATGCCCCAGGTGCACTAGAGTATTGCTCCCAATAATCTGTATCAATACTACCTTCTTCATGCATAAACCTTAATGAACTTCCTAAAGAGGCGTTATGTATTAATAGTTGATGCGCTTTATTTACTTCTCTTTGTTTACCTATTAAAGGAGATACAGCACTCATAGGGAAAGGGGTTCCTGTCCATTTAAAATGAAATGGAACTATTGGGTACTCTGTTATTCCTTCTGGTAAAACTTTTGTAAATAAAGTCTTGTCTCCAGCTACGCAAGATTGTTGTATTCTTGTTCCGTAAAAATCTACAGAATCAACTACAGTTTCTGCAAATTTAGGATCTTGCATAATAATTTTAAACTCTTTTTCTGTAATAACTATATTTTCTACAATACTAGCTTGTTTTTGCAAATCAGCAGTCATTTGTTGTTGTGCCTGCATTAATTGCTGTTGCATACCTTCTTCTAGTTTTTTAATTTCTAGTTCATATCTTTGTGGAATAATCTGACCTGCTTCTAAAGCCATATCCATAGATTTTTTCTGTTCTAAAAATGCAACTTGCAACTCTTGAGCCATTTCTTGTAACTGTACAGAAATTTGTTCTTGTATGTTTTGTAGTACTTCTTTTGTTAAAGGTTTTTGATAAAATACATTAACGTATTTAATCTTTATCTTTTCATACATTTCAAAATACTCTACATTTTCTTCTCTTTCTCCATCTTGAGTAGAAGTATCATCAATATCTTTATATCCAAAATCTTTTTGGTATCTATCTTTAGACTTTTCTGAATAATCATATTCGTTATCAGACAAAGAACCTGCTTTTTTTATTTTAGCTTTATACTCAGGATACTTTTTAATCAAGTGACCTTTAGGAAGTATTTTTCTAATTACTATAAATGAAGCATCTCTAAATAATAAATCTCTAGATTTAGGATCAATAAATAAATCAAATGGTTCTGGATTTTTTAATATTACATCTCCCATACCATTATCAGCATCAGTATCTACTGCAACTTGCATATATCCAACACCTTTAGTAATAGAGTCATTAACACAATTAGCATAAAGAGAGGATCCATCAGAAAGGTCCCATACATAATCAGCCATATCTGAGAACATAGCAGCAACATCAATGTCACTACCATCAACTCCAATGGCTTGCCATCTAGGTTTATTGGCTGTAGCGTAGAAGTTTAACATTTCTACAACGGGTAAGATTCGATTGATAGTGAAGGTGGGCATACCTTGTTCTTCTAATAAAATCCTCTCTTCATCTGTTAATTGATTGTCGTTTGCAAAATCAACTCCTTTTTGATTAACATATTCCCATTGTGCCCTTTCAGAACTATTTGCTATTTCAAATATGTCATTGATTCTTGTTGCGTTTTTATCGACTCTTTTTGCCATTTTGTATCCTTATGTTAACAATTCCATTTTCTTAATGATTTATTTATTCTGCTATTCGGATCTCTTTTTTTCTTAGCACCTGTTAGTTTCTTTTTCATTCCACTCATTCTAGCGCAAAATGACTTTCTTCTTTTAGATGCTTTACTACCTTTTTTTAATTTAGAAGGTTTAGTAGTTACAGCAGTTTTTAATTTAGATCCAGGATTAGCTTTCCTGTATGAGGCTACACCTTTTTCGTTTAAGCCTCCACTTTTACTTTTACCTTCTTTTCTTTGCCATGCTGGTGTTTTTGCCATTATCTTTTCTTCTTCTTTTTTCCTTTTTTAGGAAATCCAGCTTTCATGTTGGCATATGCTTTTGGCGAAATAGTAGATTTACTTTTAGATCTACTAGTACCAGCTTTTTTTCTTTTATTAATATTTCTATATAAAGACATTATACTCCTTCCTTATACTTGTTATTAGCAAGCATAAATTCACTTTTGTTCCAATGTGTTGCTCCTTTAGGAGCTTTAGTATGTTTCTCATTCACCGAATGAGGCGTACCTTTGAATGGTCATATATGCATTTTTTTATACATTAATATGACCTTCTTTTTCTAGGACCTCTTACTACATTGCCCATAGTAGGTCTTCTCATAAGCCTTGAGCCACCAGATCCAGGTTTTCTCATACCGCCCATACGTCTAACTCCTGGAGTACTAGGTGGAGCCATACCAGGCATTCTTTTTTTTCTCATTTTTAAAGGCCTTGGATTATTTGTTCCTATACCAGGCATTTTTTTATTTCTACCGTACATACTATCTCCTTTATGCTACTACCCAGCTTTTGGCAGCAGGTTTATGTTTGTACCAATCACCTCTTTTAGTCTTTTTTATAGACTTAGGTGGATTAGCATATTTACATGCATAAGCTAATGCATCTATTGTATCATCATGTCCCATTCTAGGACCAAATGTTAAAATTTCATGTTGTAATTCATATTGATCTTTTTTAATATGAACACTTTTTATTGCAAATCTCTGTGCTAAAATTTCTTGTATTCTATCGCGTTTCGACATTCTTGTACCAGGTTTTTCTGCACAGTGTTTAACGCTAAAGTCGTTTCTTCTACGCATTTCGGATACCAACGATTGAAAAACTGGTTTGGACATAGTCGTATCCTCAACGACATATAAGGAAGGATGATATATTTGGTTATAATCAAACATATAATCAACAATACCTTTTTTACTATCTCCAGGAATACCCAAAACAGGTATTGACCTCTTTCGTAAATAGTCAAGAACATATACGTTATTATTAGCATCAATACCGACAAAGACCAAAACGCTAAAATCGGTATCACGCCTAGTACTATCGGTAGCAGGATCAACACCTGCAAAAACATTGATAGGAACTTGCCCATCTTTGTCTGTAATAATATAAGAAATGCCTTCATCTTCCTCGTATTTATAATTACCTTCCCAGTATTTTATATGATTTCTAGTAAAAATAGCATTATCCTTAGATTGAACTTCCATCATATATTCTTGATAAAACTTTTGAGGTTGCCCAGAATCAGCATAGAATTTTTTCTTTCTAGCCATTTCTTTTTCACCAAACCAGCTAGCCCACAAAGGAGTACCATCATTTTGTATTGCTTTATAAGTAATCACATCCCAACTATATTTTTGATTCTTCTTCTTAGCTTGTTCATACCCAATAAGTATGTTTTGAATAAAAGCATCAAAATGAACAGGCGTACCATTAATCCTAAGCCTACCAGTACCAGGCTCGAGGGCAGGAAAAACGACAGCCGTAACAAGATTGCTAATTTTAGCTCTAGATTCTGGTGTAACGGTATTATTTTCATCCTCAAAATCGTCAAGTACGATAAGGTCGTATCTTTTATGTAGTTTAGCACCACCCCTAATTCCTGATAGGTTGGATTTACTAATAAGTTTGCAACCGTTTTTAAGTTCAATATCATCTTCTGTCCACTTCCTCCCTTTTAAATTACCAAAATAATAAGAAACTTTATCATTATATTCCAAATGGTATTTAATATAATCTAAGTTGGGTACAGAAATCTTAGAAGATGCCGCTACCCAGCCGTAAAATAATGGATCTTTAGTAAAACAAAAATCATGTAATATATTACACTTAGTTAAAACTGTTTTGCCATGCCCTCTAGGTAAAATAATAGCAGTTTGTTTTTTACTTAGATCTGATATAACATCTGCTACTTCATAATGAAAAAAAGGAGTTTCACTCCTCATAAAATCGTCGGGTAAAAATAACTTACCAAATGCAATCATGTCATTTTTAGCAAGTTCTAATGCTTCCTCTTCCTTAGAAATATTATGTAAATTAATATTAGACATTATCTAAAATAAAAATCTACCATTTCTCTTCTATTTTCAGGTAGCATTGCCTCTATAATTGTTTGTTTATCGCTATCACTTAATGTATTAACAATATTATTAGTAGCTTCTTTATAGTTGTTAGCAGAAATACCAATAGAAAAAGGACTTGTAGGATGCCATATATTCATTCCATGCAATAAACTTTCATGAACTAATGTATGTAACGCCATATCTGCATCTATTTCTTCAGTTTTTCTTTCCATTTTTTCTAAATCAGGATTAAACTGGCTATATTCTAATCTAGATGGACTACTATAAAACACTGTATCAGGTACATTTTCAAAATTTCTAATATTAAAATTAGTTTCATTGCTAAATGGGTCTTGACCTACTAAATACTCGCCATATGCAATACTTCTTGGCTCTTTATATGGATATGCAGTAACATATTCTAAACTTGTTAAACCATCCATCGCTCCATCTACAGCTTTATTAAGTAAATCTTCGTCTATATTTCTAAAATAATCTGATAATCGTTGAAAAAGACCTACTCCCTGTAGACCGCTTTCTCCATAAGCACTAGCACCCTCTTTTACAAACAAATCTTTCATTTCTTGCTTAACTTCAGGGTATTTTTCAAAAACCATTTGCAGAACTTCTCCTAAATTTTTATCAGGAGATGCAGGATACTGAAAACCAGTACCAGTTTGAGTCTCATAATAACTTATATCTTCATATTTTGACATATTACCACTTTCCTACAGGACATTTCATAGGTGCTAACTTTGTTTTTAACTTCATAAAACATCCACATTGTGTACATCTAAATTTAGACGTTAAAAATTCACAAGATTTGCATATATCTAGCCTATCTTGAACAATATCTTCATCTGCCTTTACGTAATTTATAAATTCTTGAAAAAAACTCACTTTTTAGCACATTGCATTAGCAAATTCTTCATAAGAACTGTACTCTTGACCATATGTTTGATAAGCTGCTAAGCATTGTTGATCAACAGTAGGGTCTATAATAGATGTATCTGGATCATTTGGAAAATATTCTGTTCCAGTCATTCCTCCTAAAAACATATTTCCAAAACCAAGATCTCCTGCTCCTCCTATAGTTCCACTAGGGCCCATGAATCCTATTTCTCCTCCAAAATTACCTGATGAACCTTGCATAGCATTAATCATATCAGTAAAACTACCATATATGCTTTGCAATGAATCATTGCCTATATAATGATCATATAAATCATTCATATTGCTTACACCTAAATAACCAGCTGGACCTTCTGGGCCATAAAAATCTGATAAATATTGATCTCCAGCACTAAATCCAGGACCTATTTGGGCTTGTCCAGCTCCAGGATCAACATTAGGGTTACCTAAATACATTTGATCTGAACCAGGCATTTCTCTTGTGCTCATCATAGGGCTTTTTCTTTTTAACATATTTCCACGTGTAGCATTTTTCATCATGTCAAATGCTTTATGGTTTCTATTATGTGGCATTTTTTATCTCCTTTGGTCTTTTGACCTCTTCGAGTGCATTTTCACCAAATCCTTTAAACACAGCACCCGATATTTGTGTAACCGTTGTTTGGTTTTTATCTTCTAAATCCATAATATCAGATAACTTAAATAAAGCTTTTAGCCTAGTATCTGCCTTGTCAGCAGTTTCAGCTTCATTTTTTATACCTTTTAAGATATATTCTTCATTTACACCAAGTTCTTCTAATACTG